CACAAAATAGAACAAAAACAACTTTTGATTCTGTATTAAACAAAATTTCAAACTTTAAATAATTAAAAAATGGCGACTACAACTTCTATTACAACTACTTATGCAGGTCAGTTTGCAGGGAAATATATTTCTGCTGCTTTATTGTCTGCCTCTACTATCGAAAACGGTGGTATTGAAGTAAAACCAAACATTGCTTTTAAAGAAGTAATTAAAAAATTAGCAACTAACGATTTAGTTAAAGATGCTACTTGTGATTTCGATGCAACTTCTACAGTTACTTTAACTGAAAGAATCATCACTCCTGAGGAATTCCAAATCAATTTACAACTTTGTAAAAAAGATTTCCGTTCAGATTGGGAAGCGATTGAAATGGGATATTCTGCATTCGATTCAATGCCTCCTTCTTTTCAAGATTTCTTATTAGCACACGTTGCTGCTAAAGCTGCTCAAAACAATGAAGTATCAATTTGGAGAGGTGCTACTGCTACTGCAGGTCAATTTGACGGATTCGTTACTTTAGCTACTGCTGATTCAACTGTTATCGATGTAGTTGGTACTACTGTAACGGCTGCTAACGTTATTGCTGAATTAGGAAAAGTAGTTGACGCTATTCCTGCTGCTTTATACGGAAAAGAAGATTTATATATCTATGTATCTCAAAACGTTGCTCGTGCTTACGTTCGTGCTTTAGGTGGTTTTGCTGCTTCAGGTTTAGGTGCTAATGGTACTAACGCAATGGGTACACAATGGTTTAACAACGGAAGTTTAACTTTTGACGGAGTTAAAATATTTGTTGCAAACGGATTGGCTAACAACTATATGATGGCTGCTGAAAAATCTAACTTATATTTCGGAACAGGTTTATTATCTGACCATAACGAAGTGAAAGTGATTGATATGGCTGACATCGATGGTTCACAAAATGTAAGAATCGTAATGAGATTTACTGCAGGTGTTCAATACGGAATTGGTTCTGACATCGTTCTTTACACTCCTGCTTAATTTTAAGCAAACTAAACTTCAAAGGGTGGTGAAATAAACGCCATCCTTTTTTTTAATTAACTAATAAAATATATACATATGGCTTGTGATTTATCAAGTGGAAGATTAGAAGTATGTAAAGATTCAGTAGGTGGCTTAAAAGCGGTTTATTTCGTTAATTACGGAGACGCAACAGGTTATACTTACGATGTTACAAATACCGATGTAATCGATGCTGTTGCAGGAACTCCAACTGCTTACAAATATGATTTAAAAGGTGCTTCTACATTTACACAAAACGTAAATAGCTCAAGAGAAAACGGAACAACGTTTTACGAGCAAGTATTAGAGTTGACTTTCAAAAAGTTAACAATTAAAGACCACAAAGAATTGAAATTAATGGCTTACGGGCGTCCACAAGTTATCGTAGAAGATAACAACGGAAATTTCTTCTATGCAGGTTTAGAACACGGAATGGATGTTACAGGTGGTACTATCGTAACAGGTGGTGCTATGGGTGATTTAAGTGGTTACACATTAACGCTAACAGGACAAGAACAAGTACCTGCTAACTTTATTGGTGACACACTTACTGCTGCAGGATTCACTGTAGTTGTTGGTTCTTAATAATCAACTTTAAATTTAATTAAGGGTAGCTTTTTAGTTACCCTTTTTTTGTTTTAACAATTCAACACATTATTTATTTTTAAATAAAAAGAATGATAATTTTAAAAGAACAAGCAACGTCACAAAATCTTTACGCTACGATTGATGGTTTAGAAGCTGATGCTATTGTTTTAAGAGATGAAGAAGCAAATACAGAAGAAACTATCGGGTGCGTATTTTCGATTGATAAATATTACGCAGTTACTAATTTGGTATTTCCGATAATAGAAAACAAATTCTACAATTTGACTATTTTAAATGGCACTGATGTAGTTTACAGAGACAAAATATTTTGCACAAACCAAATAATTGAAGAATTTAGTATAAACAAAAACGTTTACACGCAAAGAACTTCAGATAATGAATTTATAATTTATGGATAACGTACACATTTTAAGTTTAAGCGCTTATAATTCTCCAACTATAACTGAATCTAAAAACAAAGAGTTCGTTGAATACGGCGTAGATAACAACTATTTTCAATACCTTATTGATAGATTTTTGTACTCAAATACAAATCACGCTATTATAACAGGTGTTGCTAATATGATTTATGGAAAAGGAATCGACGCTACTGATTCAAATCGTAAGCCAAACGAGTATGCACAAATGATGTCTATTGTAAAAAAGGATTGTTTGCGTAAAGTTGCTTTAGAACGTAAGTTACTTGGAATGGCTGCAATGCAGGTTATTTACTTAAATGGTAAAGTTAAATCAGTTGAGCATTTTCCAATGCACACGTTAAGAGCAGAAAAATGTAACGATAAAGGCGAAATTGAAGCGTGGTTTTACCACCCTGATTGGGCAAATTATAAAAAAGGAGATGTATTAAAACGCATACCTGCTTTTAAATTTGGTAACGGAAAAGAAGTTGAATTATACGTTATTAAACCATACGTTTCAGGTTATCATTATTATACTCCTATAGATTATTCGGGTGCTTTACCATACGCAACTTTAGAACAAGAAATTTCAGATTACTTGATTAACGATGTAATGAATGGTTTTAGTGGTACAAAAGTAATTAACTTTAACAATAATATACCACCTGAAGAAAAACGCCAAGAAGTAGCAAACGAAGTTAAACGTAAATTAACAGGTTCAAAAGGTGACAAAGTAATTGTATCTTTTAACGCAAGTGCAGAAAATAAAACTACAGTTGACGATATTCCATTAAACGAAGCACCTGCTCATTATGAATACTTATCAACCGAATGTTTTGAAAAATTAATTGTTGGGCATAGAGTTACAAGTCCAATGCTTTTGGGAATTAGAGACACAGGTGGTGGTTTAGGTAACAACGCTGATGAAATAGAAACTGCTACACGTTTGTTTGACAATATTGTAATTAGACCATATCAATTAGAAATCATTGAAGCGTTAGACGAAATACTATCTGTAAACGGAATCGCTTTAAACCTATATTTTAAGACAATACAACCACTTGATTTTATAGATGTAAATACATTAAGCGCAGAAACGAACGAAGAAGAAACAGGCGTTAAAATGAGCAAGGTATGTTGTTCAAGTGACAATACTTTAGACGACGAAATTGCAAATGATTTAATAGACTTGGGAGAAACACCTAACGAAAATTGGTTATTAATTGACGAAAGCGAAGTTGACTACGATACCGACGATGCTGAAAACGAATTATTAAACAAAGATACAAAACAAAGTTTACTATCTAAAGTTTATAATTTTGTAAGTACCGGTTCTGCAAGACCAAACGCTAAAAGTGAGCAAGACGAAAACATTGACGGAATTAGATTTATAACTCGTTACGTTTATGCGGGTGAAATTTCTGCTGATAGTAGATTGTTTTGTAAAAAAATGACTGAAGCTGATAAAATTTATCGTAAAGAAGATATTATTAGAATGTCGGAACAAGCGGTTAATAAAGGTTGGGGACCGCGTGGAGCTGACACTTATTCAATATGGTTATACAAAGGCGGTGGTGCTTGTCATCATAGATGGAATAAACAAGTTTACGCAAGTTTTGAAGGTGTAAACATTGATGTTAATTCACCTAAAGCAAGAATAATAGCAGGTGCAAAAGCTGCAGAATATGGCTATACAGTTAAAAATGAGGAATTAGTTTCCAAACGACCAATAGATATGCCAAACAAAGGATTTTTACCTAAAAACAATTAGAAAATGGGAGATAATTCAGGTGTTTATAAGTTCACAAGTCCAAGTGGTAAAGTTTATATAGGTCAAAGTTCTAATTTTAATAGAAGAAAAACAGAACATAAATATTCATCTAAAAATACTACTAACAAATTATATTCATCTTTTAAGAAATACGGAATGAATAATCATAAATTTGAAATTTTATTTTTAAGTAATGATAATTATGAAAAAAATAGAATGGAACAATTTTATATAAATTTTTACAACTCAATAGAATCGGGTTTAAATTTAGTTGATGTAACAGGTCGTATTCGTCCATTTACAGGTAAAAAACATTCAAAAGAAGAAGTTGAAAGAATAAAAGAAAGAACGCGTGGTTTTAAACCTGTTAAAGCAATAGAAAAAAGAAGTAAAAAAGTTTATTGTGAAATTAATAACACAACATATAATAGCTTTACTTCTTGTGCAAAAGATTTAGGTTTGTCTCAACCATATGTTACAGGAATAATTAGTGGTAAGTATAATAACAAATATGGTTTAAAAATAGCATAATATGGTCGCATTATTAATAAGTACTGAGGATGTAAAAAGATTCACTATACTAAATGGAAATTTAGACGTTGATGATTTTATCCAATATATAAAAATAGCACAGGATATAACTATTCAAAACTATTTAGGAACTGATTTATATAACAAGTTTCAAACCTTGATTATAAGCGGTGATATTAACTTAAACGCAAACCTTAAATATAAGAATCTTTTAACCGAGTATATTAAACCGATGTTAATTCATTTTGCTATGGTTCAATATACTCGGT